CGACACACCGAGACCCTGAACAAAGGAGTCTTGAAACAACTTCGCACGCCCAGAGTTCACATGCTCGTTGTCAATAGACTCAGCCAAAAACACCACGCCATCCACCACCGACGGGAAGTAGGCGTCAATCGGGTACGTGATCTCTTGGTTAATCGTGTAGTCGGGCGGCGTCTGTGCATACTCGCCGACAAGCATCACTCCCGCAGTTGGGCGTGGGTACACAAAAAACCGGTTGGGATTACGCACATGCCGCATGAAATTCACGGGCTGTCCCGCTGCCTCGCGCTGCCATCCGGGTGCGGTGCGATCAAGGGTCTCGCGGTTCACCTCGGTAACGGCGTCACCGTCTTTGACCTGAAAGATCTCGATCAACCGAATCGAGTCAGCGGGACAACTTTGCAGGACTGTATTGGCCGTAGTCGAAAAGTCTGCAATCACGGCAAACAAGTCGGGCCGAAGCATCACCATGCGCTTTAGGATCTGATTGACAAACCCAAGCAGCACTGTATCGCTGTAGCGGTACGGCACCTTAGTATCTTGGATCAGCCGCCGCACCTCGGTGATTACTTCGTTAGGAGTCATTACGGCAATCCTCGACTAGCGTCAGCAGCCAATTCCGGCGAAGTATACGCCGTATGTTCTGGGATGTCAGCAGTCGAAAGGTTGAGCGCACTCTTGGTACGTTTGCGAACCTCGGCGATACGTTTAGGTGCCTCAGGCGGCATGAACCGCTCGGGGTATGCAATCTCTTCAGGGACTACTTCGCAATCTGGGTTCCTAGCCAGAGTCTCGTTGTAATCGTAGATAAAGCCGTCTTTCTTTACTCGGATGTACATTGTACTCATTTGCCTAGTTTCCTCAGTGTCTGGGCCAGACGTGCTCGCTGTCCCATCTTCCCCGGCTTTTTCGCTGCCGCAGCCAGTTTCGCAGCGGGGATGGTTTCCCCCTTCCTAACACCCATTGCTTCGCGTAGGGCACCGGGCTTTTTGATTGCACCCTTGATCCACTTCTCGGCCATCACGTTCCCTTTCGTTTACCAGAAGGACTTACCGGCCACGATTGTCTGGCAGGACCAGTCTTCTTAGCCGACATTGACTTCTTCTCTGCCGCAGAAAGTTTCTGTGCAGCGGCCTGCGGACGGCAGGCAGGATATCCACGCGAGGACTTTTCAGAGCCGGAGCGTCCGCACTCCTTACCGGTCTTCACATCGACCCACTTCTCACCAAACCACTTCCCGAGTCCGCCCTTAGCCATTCTTCTTCACCCGGTTGTCCGGGCCAGACCAACTGCCGCCACGCTTTTTATACTCCTTGGACGCCCACGCATTGGCGTAAGCACTGGGGTATACATCAAACTTGCTCTTGGCAGCAGCTTTCACGCGGCTCCAGAGTGCCGGATTGCTAGGCTTAGGGGAGGTAGCCATGTCAGCAGTTCCACGCTCGCAGACTTTTGTTAATTCGGCTGTTGGGATCGTTGGCTGTCTTCTTGGAAGTCAGCTTCTTTTTCATCCCCTCCATCCGAGCACAAAATGAATCACGCCGGGGGCCACCTTCAGGCTGCGGAGGTTTGAGTCCCGGCTTGCCGGGATTGGCCGCATTGTATGACGCCCGCCCCTTAGCGTTGAGACCGCCCTTGGGGTCTTTACCTTCCTTACGCTGCCATGCGGGTGTCTTAGCCATTACGCGAGCCTCTCTGCAATGATGATGGCCGAAGGAATAGCTGGCACCGCTGGTGGCCCAGTCACTGCCGCCGTATGGTCAAGCGTCACTGCGGTGTTCTCAGGCAACCATAGCACCTGAATATATTGTCCTGCGGCGACTGTGATGTAGAACACGATCTGGAAAAACGTCGTGCCGCCGTCGGATGCCTTGGGGATCGTAACCTTTGTAGCCGAGCGAGGGACATTGGTACCGTCGAGCGCCAGCCAAACCGTCGCGTCATGGTCAGCAACGTCCGAGTTTGCGAATTGAAGATTGGGGGCAACCATATAGGTGCCAGCCGCAGCAAACGTCAGCCGGGTCAGATTCGTCCCGTCAGTCACCATCGTGACACCAGCGCCAGCTACTTCGGTCGTGCCGAACTTCACTGCTGTTGCAACGGTTGTGCTACCCGACTGATCGGTCACATCAGAAAACGAGGCATAAGCACGACCTGTGATTACGCTGAACGGTACCTTACCGCTGAGCACGTCGATGTTGGTGACGTTCACCTCGCCCGTACCCTTGGGCGTGATGTTGATGTCGATGTTGGTATCGGTGCCGTCTGCGGACAACGTGCTGCCAGTCAGCGTAACACCAGCCGCTGTGTTGCTCGTGGTGAACGTGGTCGAATCAATTGCGGTAATACCCGAGAACGACCCAGTAAAGGTGACGTTGGTAATACTGCCGCCCGTGATGCTGACGGCATTGGCGTTCTGGGTAGCTATCGTACCCAACCCAAGGTTGGTACGTGCATCCGCAGCGGTAGAAGCACCGGTCCCGCCATCTGCAATAGCAAGATCGGTGATGCCTGAAATAGTGCCACCAGTGATGGCAACCTTAGATGCAGACACAGACCCAGTGCCGTTGGGGGCCAGCACAAGATTACCGTTGGTATCGAGAGTGCTGATGGTGTTGCCGTTGAACTGGATATTCTCTACTGAAGCAGACTCGGTACCGACCTTCAGTGCAGTAGCAACACCAGTCCCACTGTATACCGTCTTCTCCGTGGCAGTCGGGCCATCGTCCACATGAAGAAGCTGGTCGTACGTACTAGCAATCGTCTGCCCAGTGAGATTAGTTGCCATCTACGGCCTCGCGTTTATCGGATTTTGAGTGCAAGCGTCAACAAGAGCAGAATAATCGCACCAGCCGAACCGATGAGGATCTGTTCAAGGCGCTTCAGACGGGCGTTGATCCCCGTATATCTCTCGGCGCAGACGGCTTCATGCGTAGACAATCTGTTCTCCACTTGGTCGATTTGAGCCATGATCACTTGAGGTCAAGAGGTTTCGATGTCACCCAGCGCAGCAGCCAGAACAGCACGCCCAATGCCGAGATCAACAGGCCGTTGTACTGAACGGGCACGACGCTTGCCAGCACACCCGGCACAAGTTGCTCAAGCACGCCAATGACCGCCACGACGACCGCTGCGTTGCTGGTCTTGGAGTACAGAGAGCCGCGAAGTTTGTAGAGGAAGTCGGTCATGTCTGTGTGCCCACGACAGTGCCATCGGTGTCGGAAGATGGAGCGCCAGACTTAATGCGAAGATCGCCGGTTGAATCTACCCATAAGTAGTACGAACCCAGTCTGAGTGCGCCGTTATTCCACGCGCCGGTTGTGTAAAGACTGGTTCCACTATCAGCCCCAACCACGCCCGCACCGATGCGCTTAAACGTCGTGTCCGGGACAGCTAGCCCAGAACCCCAAGACATCACGCCGTCATGGCGTACCGCCCATGCTTTGTTGGCGTCTACTTGACCAGCGTTTTTGGTCCACAAGAAATCAAACGTGGCATTGTTCGTTTGACCAGTAAGACCAAACGTCTGCAAATAGCCGTCGCTATTCCAACCCTGATGGAAAACTCTGCCGCTGAAATACTCCACAGCGCCCGATGGATCGACCACCAGTTTGTACATATCGGACTGTGAGCCATCAAACGCGCTCCAGCGGATGACCAACCCTTGATAGGTGAAAGTCCGAAAGCAAGACACATCACCCGACACAGCAGGATTTGTCAAGGAGTTGAGAGGTCCGCTGCTGTCGATGGGGTCGAAGATTGAATTGCCGAAACCTTTATTCAATAGCCAACGGTAGTACTGTCTGTTTCCTGATCCTTGGCGTTGAACAATCGGCGCATAAAACTGGTTGCCCCGCTGATTGTCGCTGTTGATGATGATTGAATAGCCAGACGCAGGAGTGTCATCAACGCCAGTTTGGCCGATATGCTCGCATTTGTAGCCAACGAAAATATTCTGCCCACGGCTAACGCTGGGTAAAGAGGGAAGAATGTCAATTTCGCTGTCTGTTACAGGCGTCGCCGTCACCACAGCCGCAACTGATCCCCCAGCAACGGAAATGGTCGGCGATGTGTAGTCGTATCCGGCATCGACCGCGAATACGCCTGTGACAACACCAGAACCGTTTGTCTCGGCATAGGCTTGAGCCATGGTTCCGGTGGCATCGGTGATCGTCACTGGCAAAGTGGCGTTGGCGGTGTACCCTGACCCGCCGCTTGAAACAGTGTACGAGCGAAGTTGCCCAGTCAGACGCGCTCCAAACACCAAATCGCAAACACTGTTGCGGCTGCACTCATGGCGCGTAAATCCGCCGCACCCCTCGACCTGCAACCACATGCCGTACTTGGTGTTGTATACATCTGTGCATTTGATGTAGGTGTTGTCAAGACTGGTCAGCGTTAGCTCGTCTGGGCGGCAAGTGTGATAACCGCCAACTACGTTAGCGGAGCAAACTACCTGCTCAAAATGTGAGTACTGCACCTCAACCAGTTGGCGTCCATAACGGAACCCTTGGATGTTGAGATTTTTAAACCGTGCAAAATTGGTGATGTACAGATACAAACCGGCTTTTGTTGAAGATCCGGCGCCGGGACCAGTGATCTGACCATTTACGACTTCGCAGAAATAGTTTCCGTAAGTCGCGCCGGTGTAACTGCACTCAACGCCATTTTCGGTTGCGGTTGCTTGAGTAATGGTGGAACCATTAAGGTTAAACCGAACGCCTGGCGGCACTTTCAACGAAGTGGTAATTCGATAGTTTTTCCTCTGCTCTAACGTTACTTCGCCTTGCGGTAAATTGACCGCATTTGTCAGGAAAGTCCAAGTCTGTGGACTAACGCGAAGTCCAACCGCGTCAAGTGCGGCTTGGATTGCCACAGTGTCGTCAGTCGTACCGTCGCCCACAGCGCCGAAATCGGCGACATTAACAATATCGCGCAACTTGGCCTGAATCGTGCGCGTGACTGCGCCGGTACCGGCTTGGAGGAAGCCAACCAGAGAAGAACCAGACGAAGCAGCAATGTCGGACGCGACTTCGGCAATCGCCGTCGGCACGGTCGTGGCAG